GGCAGAAACGAGAACGGGTTTCTCGAAGTAAGCCTCTGTCAGACTGTCAAGACGCTCTACCTCGATGTATTCTTTTCGAGGTCGGAGCATCCGACAGATCCAATTAAGTGCCTTGGCCGGTGTCCATCCCACGCGGAGGCGCCAACATACAATGCGCCTTACCCTCGCGGGTAGGTGTCCACAGCCGTCGATGAAGGTGGAAAGGTCTTGCGATGTCAGGATCTTCCTACCTGCATTGGTGAGCCGCTGCGCGTGCTTCCTCCAGTCACTATATGTGACATGCTGGCTATCCCGCCTCTGGCCAGCATATGTGTCTCGGATCCCCTTGAGGATCAGGAGCTCTTTTGAGGCTTGGTCTACCTCAATACCTCCTTTCGGGCACTTTGGAAGAGCACACTCATGCAGTTCACTAGTCAGGTGTTGGTCCTTGGCAGAGCTTGCTTGCCCCGAACTTCGGCAGACTCGCATTCCTTTCGCGAGAAAGCCGACGATCAGTGCAGGCGAGGCCTGTCCCGTTCCATTTCCACCGACGGCAGTGGGCCCGGCCGCACAGTTGTGCGGTCGGATGCGTTGTATTGTGTCCAGTGTCAAGTCGTGCAGGGGGTCCTTGTCGGAACCTTGCTGCCATTCCAGCACCTTTGCTTCCAGGTGTTGGAGTACAGCCAGCCAGTTTTCACCGGCCCCCCATCCATGCTTCTGACCACCAGCCTCAGCCATGGTGAGACGTTGTATGGACCTTGCGCATCCATCTGGACACACCTCCACCAACCTCTCACAAAAGACACCTCGTGGGGACCTGAAACTTTTGGACTTATTGATGACAAGTCCAACTGACTCCAGATTGCTCTCGTAGCGATCTGCGATATCAGTGTCCCAGAAGCCTATGAGGTCGTCACCACATATGCTGTAGGAATCCTTGTGTGCACCAGCTTTCCAAGCGGCCCATCCATTGATCAAGCAAAGGATAGGCCAGCTGATGCCCTCACCCATATGAATCCCGCAGGAAGTCATCTCTCCTGTGAGTGTATTCATGTGGGGCCCCAGAAGTCTCCATCCGAGTCGCTCTAGGCACTCCTCTGTGCCCATTGCTTGGCACCATTCTCTCCAGAATGTTCTTGCCAACTCGTGGTGGATGAAATCTGTGGCTGCTGACAAGTCAGCTGAGTACAGGAATTCTGCATCTTGTGTGGGTGTGAGACAGACCTCCTTCCCATTGAGGATTGATCCTGTTGTCTTCAGAACCTTTAACAAGGGGAGGAAGCACTTGGTCAGCATCCTTGATGCGTGAACGGAGGGAGCGTCATGGAGGGTTGCAACCCGAACCTTCGCACCACTCTCAACCAGGGGCAAGGGCTCCAGGTGTGGGACGCCAGTTTCTCCCATGACAGCCATCGCGTATCCGCGGCTGTCACTGGGAGCCTGACGTTCGTAGCACCTGAAAGCCACCCTTGGTTTCCTATTCTGCAAGCGGTCGGCCATGGACTTGTTCATGTCGACTGTGTACAGCCTGACCCGAGCTCCTGG